GTCAAACCCTACCCCCTCTTCTTCCCCAGTACCGAATGCTATCATGGTACCGAGAGTCTTGGAGCCTTGACGCATAGTAGGCATAGCTACCTCCCAAGCTTTGAGCAGACCCCCGAATGAACCAGCCTCCTCGAAGAAGATGAGGTCCCCAGCTTTACCACGGACTTTGTCAGGGTTGTCCTTTAGAGATACCCCTATGATTTGGGATTTCATCCCAAGCTCTACATCTGCACCGTTAACATTCTTTTTATACCCGCTTTGCTTGTGCATTTCTCTATCACGCAGGCGGGGCTGTGTCCATGCAGTGTTGTCGTCTATGAAGGACAGGAAGTCCCATGCCTTTGAGAGCAACCCATCACCGATAAGGTACTCCTTTTGAGATGCAAATACGTAGTTTTTACTGTTACGCATCAGGAAGTAGTTGCGTGCCAGCATAGCCCCTGCTTTATAGGAGAAACCTTTACGCCTTGCTTTGAGAACTATCATGTGCTTGTTCTCTCTACGGCATCTATCTATGGCGTGGAAGTACTCGTAGTCCCCATCATAGAATGCAGGGAAAGTGCGGTCTCTGCGTGCAATCTTGGTCCCGTCAGCTAGTATGTCGTCTATGACTCGGTCAATTGGGCAGAAGTTCAAGTAGAAGTAGTGATACCCTGTAATGTCCAGATACCCAGTCAAGCATCTTTCTTTTTCTGCATCCCAGTAGTCATAGAACTCCTTTGTCCCGGGTATGGCGTCTGTGTAGAATCCATGGTCCAAGTAGTGGTTTGCAGCAGGGGAGTATTTATGACTGTCCTTGAACATCAGCTAGAGTACTTGTTAGTTACTACCCCACCCCTGTTCGGGTTGTTTTTAGTCTGTTGCTTCTTGACTATCTCTTCCAGCTCCTCAAGTCCGTTGACCACCTTCCCCATCTTTTCTAGGTTGGCTATGAGGTCCTTAGCGTGGTAGATCGGTTTCCCGTGATCATCCAGCAGCTGCAGGTCTATGGTGCGGAAATACCTCTCCAACTTTGAGACAGAAGAGCGTGCAGCTTTAAGTAGCTTGACTGCAGATGTCTCAGATAGTTCTTTATATTTATCAATAGCACCGAGCACTTTAGGACTGAATTTCATCTTCAAGTCATGTGCTATCTTTTCCATCCGTTCCTCTTCCTCATAGACAGCGTAGGGGGAGTTGTGGTCAGCAAAGAAGTATACACCCCCAAGCTCTGCTCCCTTCAGTACTTTGAATTCACTGATGGTGAGCGCGTATGGGGAGGGTACTGCTACGTTGTTACTTACTACAATCAGCTCTCGCATTCCTGAGGTACTTTAATCGCCCGGGAAGTACATGGAATTTCCCAAGGTATGGGAGCCGTACTGATTCGAATGACCCGGACTTTATGAGGTTAGAGGTGTATTTGAATTGATAGTATACTGCCTCCTCAATCTTTTGTATCGGGAGGTTGTACTTCGTCGCTAGCTTTTGCAGTATTATTCTGTCCATTGAGTCGTATCTTTTTACCTCTCTCCCCGACCTTGACTTTTGGCCAGCGCTTTGGGGTGTCCGGGCAGGTTGCCGTAGCCCACTTTGCTTTGTGTTCTATCAAACACCCGCACAGCCCACATCTTTCTGTGTCTTTCTTTAGGTGCTCACAGCTATGGCATGCTTTGAGTCTTACCTCGTACTGCTTGGCTGTTACGTGTGGGGCACCTTGCTTAGCGTATTCAACTGCTTCTTTGACGAAGCCTTTGACCATGTCGTATATAGAAGGCATTATGAGTTGATTTCTATGATTACTTGTGAGTTGCGCTCTAGCAATTTAGATAGAGTGTACCCATCCTTTGTCTTTGTGATGGCCCCTTTGTCCTTGAGACGCTTGACGTAGATGTTCAGGGTGTTCGGGTTCTCTATATTGAGTTTACTTGCTACGAGCTTTTTGTTCTCTGCAGAGCACAGGTTTATTGTGGTGCTCAGGTCTATGAAGTTACTGAGTACCTCAAGCTCTTTGTCCGTCAGCTCCAGGATTCCATTGAAGACTTGCAGGAACTGATACGTGGTTTGCGGGTTAATCTTTATTCTTCGGGGCATCATTGAATGCTATTTTAGCTCTCCCATCTACCACGGAGATTGTGGATCTTTGAGATTGCCTGTTGAACTCTTCCACGTACTCTGAGATTGTTTCTCTTGTACAGAGGAAGGATAGGAATACTTCTAGCTCTTTTGCAGCACGAGTAAGCCCAACCAGAGACTCTTCTGCTTTGGACTGTGCTTCTCTTAGCTCGTCGAAGTCTTTCAGCTGTATGGTAACGGTACCATTCATCAAAAGAACTTACCACAGATTTGGAACTCATTGACCATAACGTAGCTTTCCCCATCTACCTCGATGACTAGGCCCTCGGTAGTGGGGTGTACCATGACGGTATCCCCCTTTTTGATGTTCTCACATGCTGGGCCGGCTGCAACTACCTCGAGGATATTGCTACGCAGGCTACGCTCAGCACCCCCAGCTAAGAGGATACCGCTTTTTTCTTTTTGCTCCTGAATTGGGAGTACTACCCAATCACGGGTAGGGTGGAAGTTAAATGCCATAATGCTTGGTTTATGGCAAATATAAAGAAAATTCTTATATCAAAGAATGTCCTTGAATTTCTCAGATACTTTGAATGATGGGCATGCTTTCTTTGAGAACTCATTGTGCCCGTGTATGGTGAGTTGTTTGTCTGATACCATACGTAGAGAATAGATTAGCTCACGCATTGCGTGCTCCTGCTGATCGGTCATGGTGTCTTTAGCAACCCACTGACCTTTCTCATTCTTCTCTTTTTCTAGACCCCCTATGTAGCATATCCCAATAGAGTCTTTGTTGTGTCCACGGACATGTGCCCCTGCTCTGTCAATGGGACGACCCGCTTCTATACAACCTTCTAGGTCTATGACATAGTGATACCCGATATCGCTCCAGCCTTTGTTCATATGCCAGTCACGTATGGTTGCAGCTTTTACATCTCTACCTTCTGGTGTAGCTGAGCAGTGAATGATAATGCGGTTAATCTCTCTCATAACTATACAATTTTTCCCCTTGGTTTTCCCTGTCTAACGCTGGATTTCCACTCGCCGTGTCTAGCCTACGTGGGGGCATTTCTGTCAGCCTATAGCCTTGTTCCCACCCGAGTTTTATACCTGCGCACTTTTCGAGACTACCGGGGACGACTTTCAGATACCTATGTTGATACCTTACTCAAACCCGATGTCTAGGCCCCTACTTTGATTACCTCAGGGCCGGTCCTCCTATGAGGGTCTCTGTTGTCAAAGATACATCATCTCCCTTGACCTCGATACTGCTTCTTGTAATTTTTTGAATTCTTGTTAGTAGACGTTTTAGTCTTAGCGTGTATCCCAGGACGGTTGACTTTGTTCTTGGGCTTAAAGGTGTCGATGGTTTTCATATAGCTAAGGTAAAAAAAATTCTGAAAAATTTTTGAGAGTGGGACCCTACCACATCACCGACCCCTCCTATACATCGCCAACTGAAATACCCCGGCACTATCATGGAACTTAAAAAGCGCACATTCCCGAACGGGAAATCCAAGCTCATCGTCGTCAAGGACGGCGTCACGTACGACATGCTCACTGACCTCGACACCATCCGCAGTGTCAAGGACGAGTGGACTGACCGCTGCGTCTTCCGCATAGAGGACGTTGAGGACAAGCACGGCGAGGTCTTCGAGACCAAGTACTGCTATGTCATGACATGGGAGGACACGGAGGTGGAGCTTTGAGCTCCCCTTCTTTGTGTTGTGGCAAGTAATATTCGCCAGCCTGCATTTGTATAGTGTGTGAGAGTGAGGTGATAGCCACTCTCCACACTTTCTTCCCCTTTCACCATTGCTATCATTTCCGTTACATTCTATTGTATCACACATGCGTCTCATCCAACTCCTCATCGCAGCAGAAACAAAGGGTTACCAACTTGCTGAAGCAAACATCAATGGCTCTCATGTCATTCAGTTTGTAAAAGACAATGTGGTACGTGGAAGCATCAAGTCTAACAGTCAAGGCACATCTTGGAATCTTCCGGACGATGTTGCTGCCTTGGCATAAGACATCATATCCTAAGCATGACACCTATTACTCAGTGGACCATCACAGTTGTGATGCTCTATCTTTTCTACAGAGTCATCCGCTACGCAGCAGTTGACTAACCTTCTTCCCACGCTGTACAGAGCCTGGACGCTGACGGATATCACACGTACTGTACTACGTGTAGCTATCCACTCCCCTTCTGGGGTGCAAGCATGACTGGATCAGAGGGGTTCGATTCCCCTCCATGCTTCTAACATCACAACATCACAGCCATGACACGCAAAGACACCATTGCAAACATGACCCTCGGTGAGACGCTGCAAGCAGCCATCATCAAGAGTCTGACCCTCACGTTCACTCCTGTAATCTTTGTCGAATCGGTTATCGCAGCTACTCAGATGATTCAGGACCAACTGTTCGACGGTAACACCAACGACTACGACAGTGCCCAAGTCCTGTCTGAAAAGTTCGAGACTGCTGCTGTCCTCAACTACGCTGATAACCCTATGGCTCAGCAGTTGTACTCTGACCTCAGCGAGCTGTGTGACGAGTACATTGAGAGCATATACCATCTTTACAACGAAGAGTCGGACACTCTTCCCTTCTAATCATGAAAGACATCGTCATATGCCGCACACACTCCCAGTTGCTCTCATATCTTAGAAGGAATGGGTATCGCACCCATCCTACAAGGATTGTGGGTGACTGGGAGGTAGATGCTGATGTTGTTCACAACGGTGAGAAGGTGTACTACCTGATAACAAGCATCAATAGTGATGGTTGGGTAGAGACCGTACGTAAGTTGGTTTGTTTGTACAGACCAAGAAAGCAGTAAATCGTGAGAGTTGGGTGGTGCACAGCCCTAAGTTCGCGTCAACCCACACGACGGTGTGATGAGGTTCCTTTAGACGAAACTGTTGAGCAAGCAGTGAATAAACTATGTTAGTAGCGTCCCTGACGAGGGAACTACGACCACAACTATATGCAACTAGTCAATATGGACAAGAACGAAATCTATACCGGAGCGTTTGCATTCATCGCAACGTTCATCACTGCAGTATTCTGCACACTTTCAATCCTCAAATTCCTATACTCATGATCAAGTTCAACACCCGAAAGAAGTTCAACTTCAAAACCCCAGAAGAAACCATCAAGCGTGAGGCAGACAGAGTGCCCAAGATCAAGGAGTACATTGACCAGTTCAACAGACTGGTTGTGTTCCTTGTCAATCAAGGGCTCGACAGGAACATGAACATCCAAGTGTACGAGTACAACGATCACTACGCTGACTACATTCTACTCATTGACAATGAGAGTCTGAGTAGCGTACGTATCTGGAACCTCAAGCTCGTGGATATTCCTGGCTCAGGTGAGAACCTCATGCATACATGGGAGGGTTCGTACATGCGACAGAACATGAAGCGCCTTGCTGATACCACAAAGGCAACGGTTAGCTACATCAAACTCGATGAAGATCTTGTACAATGAACAGGTCAACAGCAATCTTGATGATACAGGGAGCCATCGTGCTCCTTGTTATCATCGTCCTTAGTCTTTAACCACAATGATTAGACAGACACGAGGCTCGCCCTGATAGCTTACCGTCATGAGTAAGCTACGTAAGTGGCGAGTAGAGACTACCCACGTTAATGGGTACACCGCTCCATTCCAAGTTGTTATTACTGACGATAGCAGACTGGAAAAGTCAAAGGCCAAGGCTATTGAGATTGCAAAGTCTCGTAGCCGCTTGGCTGATTTCAGTCAGTACATCTTCACTGCAACTGAGTTGAAGTGAAAACAGTACGGTTCCTCAGTACCGACTTAAACTGTTGTATACCTTGGTCTAAATGGAGACCTCTCAGTGGTCCGACGAGATACCAGACGGACAAGTCCTCGGCGCTGGCCGGGGCAATTACCAAACTCCGGAGGGCCGGAGAGTTAGTCACTCCCTATGCTGGCCTAGGGTCGGGGGTGCAATCATCCTGCTGTGGCAGGAAGGGGAAAGTCGTTGGGAACTGCGTCCACAGACGGTTTAGTACCGCGACTCCCCTTAGTTGTGCGCTGCTTAGTCAGCAGATAGTCATGCAACAGACGATGAAATGGGTTGACTCCCATGTTGCAATATTCCGACAGTAGTTCAATCTACAATGAGTGTGCAGGATAGGTGTGAGTCGTTGATACTTTACCGCCAGGTGGAGAGCCAGACGTTGTTGAGATAGCACCCACTCAGTCGGAACTAATAACACAGCTCACTGGTGTGAGAGATGCAATGATGACGGCAATCTGATTTGGTTTACCTTCTCGAGGTTCGATTCCTCGCTGTGTTACTAAGATGTATGCGTGCGTCCAGAGAGTGTAAGAGGCGCAGTTTACTATGTTGC